CGACCAGGGCCGAGATTTGCATCTCCCGGCCCGTGAGTGGTTTGCACATTACTTGCGAACCACCGTGTGTTTGTCCGTAACGAGGCGCAGCCCCGGTACGGCAATTCCATTACGCAGATCGATCTTCGCGACGGCTTTATCGACCGATTCCGAAACGGTAGTCCGGATATACTGAGCGGGCACCACTGCCTGGTTGGTGACCTCGACGGATGGCGGGAGCTTCCGCAAGCTAAACGAATAGAGGCTACCATCGAGCGATTTGCGGCCGGTGGCGTCCATCACGCGCAAGACTGCGTTGTCGATGCGCTCGAGGATGGCGGCTTCCCGCTTATTTGACCGTTCTAGCAGTTGCACCTGCTTTTTGCGGAGGGCAATACTGAATTCCAAATGGTCTTGGAATTCCGCCATCGCATCAATTTTCCCCATCTGGCGGGTGAGCGTTTCGAGAATCTCCTGTTCGCATTCGGCGCGAACGTCGGGATCGTCGCACATATCGATGGTGTCGAGGAGCTCGGTCAGTCGCTCAGTCAGGTCAAATAAACTCTGCGGGCGCATCGTGATAACTGGGGCTACAGCCATTAGGATCGTCCTCCATTTTTTGTCGAGGCTATAAAAATCGATAAAGCGCAGCTACGCAGCTCCATCGTGCTGATCTTGAAGGGCAGTCCCTTCGTTGTCGCGTAGTTTTCAGCGACCATCAACGCATCCATTGCGGCAATATACGAGCCGGCCATAATTCCACTTAATGTGTTAGATTGTGGCTGCGATGGCTGAGATACGTCTGCGCGGACCTCGGTCTGAGCTGTAGCGGCGGCCGGAATGAAACTCTTGGTGGGGTTGGGTTCCGGCTGCTGCCCGATTCTTCGCACAACAATGCCGCTGTTGCGCTTGATCAATTCAAACGGCTCGTTCACTTGCAATCCCAGCGCGTGGATCTTCTGCGCGTTGTCTGGTCGCAGAAAGAACACCTGGTCCTGCATCGTGGTGAACATGATGTTGCCGTTCGAGATCTGCTTGCCGGTCTGGTATTTCAACACCAGCTCGTAGCTGACCGAATCTTCAAACGTCAGCGTGTCTCTGCGTACTGCGGTTGGATAGGCCATTATCGATTCATCCAGCGATAGACGCGATCTTGTTCCCGCGGTGAGAGGTCTTCCCAGTCGCATGTGAGCAACACGCGCATGGTGCGACCACGCTTCGTGCGTTCCTTCACGATGCCGATTACCTGATCTACGGAATACAGCTTGCCGGGGATCATTTCGGCGGCTTCGATCTTGTTCTGTTCGGTAGTCATCTTATGCAGCCTCCTCCATTGCATCCTCGACAAGTTCCGCCATGAGCAGTTCCTTGTTATCCGTATAGGTCATGCATGACTTGCAGTATGTGACTTCTGTGCTGCCCACGTAATCCGCGCAGACGCAGACAGGCTCGTCGTTGGGATCGTAGTCGTCGATCTCCATCGGCCCGTAGTTTTCGTTGAATTGCATTGTTTCTCCGTGTGTACCTAAGTAACTACTGGGTACTAAAGAGAGTATAAATGCTTTCGTAAGCATCTGTCAATGCTTTCGTGAGCATGATACTATCGAAAGCAGGAGAATGCTTTCGTGAGCTATCATAATGAGCAACATGGCGACCAAGAAAAACAAAGTAGCGCAAGCCTTAGTGGCAATGAGAAACAAGAAACTAACGCCAGAGGAGCGAAAGAAGATCGCTCAGAAAGCGGCTCAGGCCAGATGGGGGGATACGTCTACTTCCTCGAAACGGAAGACCAGCAATACGTAAAGATTGGCTATTCGATTCATCCGCAGAAACGATTGCTGGAAATCAGGGCACACAACCCAGGAGCAAGGCTACTAGGATGTATCCGGGGAAGCTTGATAGTTGAACGGAAACTACATTGGCAATTTCAAGACGAACGCTACGATGGCGAGTGGTTTCGGTATTCTTCGCGGCTACGGCAATTCATCCAAGATTTGGAAGGTTTCAAGCCGAGTCCTGAATCCGAACCCGAAAGCGAATTGCCGCTTTATCCGGAATGTTTGAGATGTGGTCATAAATGGCTCCGTCGCGTTGAGTGGCTTCCGAAGGAATGTCCATCGTGCCGACAATCGGAGTGGAATCGTCCAGCTCGTTGGAAGAAAACAGCAGCTAAGAAGGCGAAGAAGAAGGCATGAGTTACGACGAAGAAATGGAATGGCTGAAGGGTATCGTCGACGGCCACGGTACGGAGATAGAAAAGCTGTCCGACAACATCAACACGCTGATGCGGGTAGTGGCAGCGCAGGAACGGCGCATCCGGCTATTTGAACAGAAGAGCCACGGAAAGCCGAACGGAGAAGGCGAGTGATCGAAGCCCCCTTTGAAATGTCGAATCTCTCGCCGAAACGCACCGGGCTGCCGTTTGTAGTCTGGATATCGGTACGCGGCGGCGCCCGCCACGATGTGCGTGTCAAGGTGTCCTCTAACGCGAAAGCGATGCCGGGGAATATGGCGACAGTCGCTATCCGCCCCGATGTACAGATCATTGAAGGAGACGTCGACTCTGCTTCGTTCGATCTGCTTAAGGCCTGGATCGAGTTGAACCGGGCAACGCTGATCTCCTACTGGGACGGCGATATCGATACACAGGATGCTTTAGAAGCGCTAGCCAAGGTGAAGTGAGCCTTGACTTAAACCGCAATCACGGTTACAACTTAAATTTGCCACGCACCACGGCGAAGACCAGAACGAAAATCCGTCAGATCGACCAGCCCAGCCGCGACCCGGTACGCGCCAAGGTGATCGACGAGTTCGGCACGCTGGCCGCCCACGTCGCCCAGCTCCGGATTGCCGAGAAACGCTATGAGCAATTAAGATCCATGATCGCCGGCTGGTACGAAGATCAGCCCGCCGATGCAGCCTACATGGAAGACGGCGCCAACTACGTATTACAGATCGGGGCGCGTCCGCTGAAGAGATGGATTGCGGACATGGCCGCGGTCGAGGAAAGATTGGGGCCGAAGAGATTTCTCAGTCTTTGTACGATCAGTATGGAAAAACTGGATTCGGTCATCGCCCCGGCAGATCAGCAGGGGCTGGTGGCGGAAGATCGGATCGGACCGCGTGCAATCAAAGCGGTGCCGCGATATACTACCGCGGTAGGACTTAGTTAGGCGGCCACTATTCTGGAAGGCCTGGGACTCACAGTGAGCCGAATGCCATGTCTGCCCTGATACCCGAAGTACGTCCCTAACTCGGGGCGGATTCTCCTCGATTGAAATTCTCCTTTTTGAACGAAACCCGCCTGTAACGTTGTTGCCGGCATCAGTGTCGTATAAGCGTTTAGGCGGGTTGTCTCTTTGCCAGCACGATGCACAACCAACACAGAGATAAACGTCTATCGGCGCGTACCCCCGTGTACGACCACGCCGGCGAGGTTCTCGAACACGCACACCCGGAACGGGCGCAGGCACTGATGGGCAAAGCTGACGTCCATGTGATCACTTCCAAGAAGCGCATCCTGGGCATCCGCTACCTCGGCCCCGATCCCGCGCACCAGGCGGGCGGTTGCCGGCCGAACGGCCACAAGATGGCTGCGCCGCATAAAAGGGAAAATTATTACAATATTCGTGGAATGTGGCATATTGACCGCGTACCTGATGTGTTTCTGCCGCACTTTGTCGTAGTTCTGACTGATTGCCTCTGCTACGGAGCGCCCACGTGAAGCGCGGCGATAAGGCCTTGGTCAAGGCGGCCCCCCAGAACAACCCGGAGTGGGAACAGATCATAGCCCTCTGGGAGCACGGGCGGCCGGCTTCGACAATGACTGTCTACATGCCGGTAGTGCGGGACTTTCAGGCATTCTGCTACCCGTTGCGCCCCGGCCAGGTGACCCTCGAGATACTCCAGCAGTACGAAAAAACCTGGAGCCACCTGAAGCGGAGCACGATCAACCGCAAACTGTCCACGATTAAATCGATATTGGGGTTTGCCCACCGGATCGGGGCGACCCCTTTTGACGTGGGGCGTGCCCTTCGGCTAAGACACGTCCCGGACAACCTGGCCGAGAAGATCCTGCCGGCGAAGGATATCCGCCGCATGATCCGGCTGACCGAGCTGCCACGCGACCACGCCATTATCCGGTTGCTGTACGGGGCCGGGATTCGCGCATCGGAATGCTCGGGCCTGCGCTGGATGGATTGCCGGGAGCGGGACAAGCACGACGGGCAGATAACCGTTTTGGGCAAAGGCGACAAGAGCCGAACCATCCGGGTGTCGCCGGAAACCTGGCGGTCCCTGATGGTCATCCGTCCCGCGGACGCCAAGCCCACCGATCCCGTCTTCGTCAGCCGCGAAGGCGACAAGCGGCCGATGCACCGGACGCGCATCACCAACGTTATATCGGAAGCCGCGAAGCGGGCCGGGATCGAGGAGCATGTGACGGCTCACTGGATGCGGCACGGACACGCGACCCACGCTTTGGATGCCGGCGCACCGCTTCCGCTGATCCAGCACACGCTGGGCCACGCCTCCTTGGCAACCACCCAACGCTACCTGCACGTCCATCCGGAGGAGTCCTCCAGCACCTATCTGACCTCCATCTAACACAGTTTTTTGAGCGTTGAGTGAACAAAACACATATTTTATAAACGGTTATCTAACTGTCTTATAAAGATTTACGCGCCGGATTATAGTACTATTTTGCCTTAGATTCGCCCCCTAAATCGGGGCCGCCGGCGGCCCTGTTTCCCTATCAATAACGACAACTAAAAATGTGCCACGTGCTGTATTATGGCTGACAGAATTCACAGGCCACCGTCCGATAGCGGCAAGCGAAAAATAACAGTTAAATACACGCCTACCGATCAGGAAAAGTTCCTGACGGAGTTCGCCAAGTCGGGCAACCTGTCACGGGCCGCACGGATCGCCGGGGTCAACCGTCAGATCCATTACGAGTGGTTGCTAAACCCGGAATACGCCGCGGGGTTCGTCGAGGCGCACTCCAGGTACAAGGAGTACCTCGAGGAGGAGCTGCACCAGCGGGCGACCGTGGGCGCGGAAGAGGACGTTTGGTATCAGGGTCAGAAGGTCGGCAAGACCCGCCGGAAGTCGGACATCTTGCTGATGTTCTCGATGAAAAAGCACATCCCGGAGTATCGGGATAACAGCACGACGAACGTTTCGCTAACCGCCGATATCCAGGCCAACGTCAGCATCGACCTCTCGAAACTCTCGCAGGATCAGTTAGATGCCCTCGACACTCTCTACCTCGCGGCCAGTAGTGACCGATCAGCAGCGGAAAGAAATGCTGCTATTGATTGCAGCGGAAAAGCAGAGACGCCAGAGGAACCGGATAGCTGAGTACTTCCCGGACACGGGAGCATGCCGCAGGGAGCTATACCCGAAGCATATGCAATTCTTTGCCGCGGGAGGGAGGCACACACCGTTCCCCTCCTGCCCGGAAGGCTGCGATGGGGCACCGCATAGAGAGCGGTGCTTCATGGCGGCCAACCGCGTGGGCAAGACTACGGCAGGGGCATATGAGATGAGCTTGCATCTCACAGGGAACTATCCGCACTGGTGGATAGGGAAGCGGTTCGATCACCCGGTGAAAGCATGGGCATGCGGCCAGTCGAATAAGACGGTACGTGAAATTATCCAGGGTGAGTTGTTCGGCAGGAACAACTCATTCGGTTGCGGCATGGTTCCTGGCGATCTGATCACGCACCGGACAAGCAAGGCGGGTATTGCAGAAGCCATAGACACTGTGTACGTGAAACACAGTAGCGGTGGAATATCCTCTGTGCAGTTAAAAAGTTATGAAGAGGGAGCCCCTAGCTACTATGGAAGTGCTATCGACTTTGGTTGGGCTGACGAAGAGCCGCCAACAGCGATCTGG